ACACCAGCGTTGTCAGTTTTAGATACATTATCATAACCGATATGTAATCTATTTTGTTCAGACCAAATTACTTGATCAGAGGTCATTGGCATTTCAGCGCCAACCATTCTTAAGAAACCTGATAACGTTCTGTTACCAAATCTCTCTACTTCCTGCTCATAAAGCTCAGGTAAGTATTGTTGAGCAAAGTCCGCAAAATTCGCACCAGCCTTGTCATTCCACTGTAAATAGTTAGTAGATAATATCGACATATCTGAAGTAGGCGAAAGTCCGGCATTTGTTACCGTGAATTGTCCCATTTTAATTGAGTTTTATTTTTTTCTTATTTTTAATTTATCACTATTGGCACCTGTAACAGCTTTTATTTTCATGCCATTTAAATATAAAGCACCCGGATCAGGAGCAGTCCTTGGCGAGTTATTTATATTTTTGGATTTTGCATACTCAGTTTTAACCGCGTCTGCTTTGCCCTGTTCATAAAAATGATTTGCAATAGTGTCTATGTTTTGAGCCGCAAACAAAGATTTGTGATAATTACTTAAATCTGTAATGGCACCGTCTTCATTTAAGAACTTCTTAAGAAAATCAGCAATGTCATTTTGACTTTTCGCTAACTCATTTGGATTTGGAACTTGATACTTAACTGTCTTATCTCCTAACTTAAAATCAAAACCTTTGAAATCATCATTAAAAAATTTAGTTGTTCTATCAACAAAATCCTCTCGAGTTTTATTAACTTTTTCTTGTTCGCTATTATATCGATTGAAAAAATCCATAGCTTTCTTTTGTTCAACAGTAAGATTAGAGTTCAACTTGATCTCATCATAATACTTATTTTTTGTTTCATCTAGAAACCTACGGGCTTTAGCAACCTCTTCCTTTATACCAAGCTTACGCTTACGTATAGTCTTTTCATCGTCTTCTTCTTCATCGTATGCAAATTGATCGTTTAACATAAATTCGATCTCTTCCATATTTAAATGAGGTTTAGACTGTTTGTAAAATTCTTTTAATAAAGTAACATCATCTACTTTAGAGTAATCTGCATTTAATCTAACATAATCTTCTACAGAACCTCCTGTTTCTTCCATGAACGAAACTAGTTTTTCAATATTTTCAGGAAGCGGTTTACCTGTTACTTTTTCGTCTCTTATAGCTTCTTTTAATTCTTGTGTAGTTTCTTTAACTTCTTCTTTTACTTGTTCTTCTTTAACTTCTACTATAGGAGATACTACTTCTTCGGCGGGCCGTACTTCTTCAGCCACTTCTTTGCCACTTGCCTCGTCTTTCTTTTTTTCGACAATAACATTGCTATCATTTGTCTCGGGTGTTTGAACGGCATCTTCTTGTTTTTTAGATAAATCTATTTTATTAGCAACTTCTTCTTTTGAGTTACTTAACCTTTTCGGTCTTTTTTTCATTTTAAACTCACCTTCTTGTGGTATGTTTTCTTTATTTTCCATGATATGATATTATATAATAAATAGCCAAGTATTAACTAGGCATTTCAAAATTAGTTGGCATAGTGCCATCTTGTCTCTGCTGTATCATTTGACTTTGTTGAGTTGCTTGCATTTCTGTTCTTTTATCTTTACGATCTTCTATTAAAGCTTCTTTTTCTTTCATAGCTTGAACTTCCATTGCTTTTAACTCTCTGTCAAAACCATACTGTAATTCTATTATTTGTTTTTTAATTTCAGCTTCAGTTTGAATTTTTTGTAATTCTAACTGAGACTTACCTTGTTCTATTTGTAAAGTTGTTTGTGCTAAAGCTTGTTGTTTTTGTACCTCAGCCATAGCAGCTTTTTCAGCGGCTTGCGCATTAGCATCTGCTTGAGCTTTTATATTAGCTAAATTATTTTGTTGATCTTTTTCTGCTTTTTGTTCTTGTTTAAGCTTTAATAATTTATTTGCTAATTTTAAATTTTTAACTTCTCTTATTTCAATAGCATCTGGAAGACTAATACTTTGTTGCTGTAAAGCCATCTGTATATTTTGTTCAAGCATTGCTTTCTCTTCTTCGTCTGGTTCTATTTCTAAATATATACCAAAATCATAAAGATGTAAGTTTTGAACTTCTTCTAATGTTTTTACATTATAAAGACTTATGCTATCTATAAGACTTTCTCTTAATAAATCAAACTGTATACTATCAGCAACTCTTAAAGATATATTTTCACAAGCTCTTAATGTTAAAAATAAACTAGCATTTAATATATGCTTAGTAGCAACATTTGAATTAGCAGCTGCGAGTTTTTGTAGACCAACTAATGACTGCTTATCTGGTAATGTACCATCTCTTGCTTCATTTAAACCGGTTACATCTCTAATCATTTTAAGGTAGTACTCATAAGTTGATATAAGAGAATTAATTTTTTGTCCGCCTGAAGATGTAGCTAATTCTTGTATTGGAACTTTACCTTGGTTAATATCACCATCTTGAGTCATTGATCTACCAACAATACTACCAGTCTGAAAGTACATATTTAAAGCTTCAGCTGGGTTGTAATTAGTACCATTACCTAGATCAACCTCTGCTAATCCATCTACATCCATAAATACACCGTCTGGAACTGTTCTAGAAAGTACTTGCTGCAGTTTTAACGATGTTATTTGTATCATGTCTGCAAAACCTATCATACGCTCAACTAAAGACTCTATACGTCCTTTATATGTGTGAGGAGCAACTAACTGATAATTCATATTTACTTTAACAGTATTACTAAAAGGCCTTGTCATATTTTCAGCTATCTTCCACTCTAACATTATATCGTGACCTAATATTTTAGCACCACTATATAACATTTCAATAGATCTTGAAACTCTATTAAAATTATCACTAGGCGGAGGATTAAAGTTGTCAGTCTTTTCTAATGCTTTTTCTAAACCTTGATCTGTATATTTTATTTTATATACTTGATCAGAATATGTTTTGTATTCAAAATATAAAACTTGTACAGTGTTATTATTATCTTGCCCGTCATAATTTCTTAGATAATTACTATTACCTGGATATTTCTGTATTTGCTCTAGCTCTTGATCGCTTAGTTGCGGAAACTCTTTTTTAAGTTCTGGTAAGCTTATATTTTTAACTTCACCAACATAATATATATCTTCAAAGTTAGGATCTTCTGTATAAGACCAAACTAGATTAGCTGGATCAACATAATCAACTACAATACCTTCTGATTTATTCCAACTAGTTTTTACAGCTCCTATACCTAATACAACTAAATCTCTATTAAATCTATTTCTAACTAATTCAAATTTATTTTTAGCTAAAGTGTTTTCAATAAGTTCTTCTTCTGCTATTTCTATAGACTGTTTATAGTCTAACTGCATATGTATTTCTAATTCTTCTTCTGTTTCAGGTGCGCCAGCTGGAGCTTCTTTTAAATCAATACCAAGTTCTTGCTGCATTGTTTGTATAAACTCTCTAGCTTGAATATCTCTAAATATTTTTTCTGCATATTCAGTTCTTTTCTTTTGTGAAGCAGGATCTTGAGAATATGCTTTTATATCATACATCTTGTCAGACATACCATTAACAACAATATCAACAAACTTAGGTATAACAGGAACTGGTTTCCAATCAAGATTTAAGTAGCTTAAGTCACCATTTATAGATAATTCATCTTTATATTTTTGAACTGATTGTTCACCTCTAGCGTATAATCTTCTTTGATGAAATATGCTGTAGTTAAATGAGTATCTATTACCTCCAACTCCCTGTCTAAACCATTCGCCTTCTATAGCTCTAGCAACTTGAAGACCATAGTCTAAGCTCATCTTCTCTTCTTGAGGAGCTACTTGATCTGGAAAAGAACTTCTATTATTAGTATATATCATTTACTCGTTAATTTTTGAAAGAATACCATCGTTATTATACGTCTTTATTCCTAAATTTACAGTTTTTGTTTTTCTATCAGCAACTGGTTTATATTTATTTTTGTTACAAGCCATTATAGCTAAACCAGAACTAATCGAAGCATCGTGCTTTGTTCTATTATTTATATTGAACTTAGCCCAGTCTTCTAATGTTTCTTGGTGATACATATCACCATAATTATCGTTATTAAAACCTACATAATTTTCTATATAAGCTTCTATAGCAGCGGCGTGCGCTTGTTTAATATCTTCACTTGAATTAGGTATTCCACCTATTTCTCTTTCTGTTGTTGAAAGCTTGTTCCAAACTTTATCAGGTCTATTTATTGAAAATCCTCTATAACCTCTACGTTTTAAATAGTATAATAATCTTGGTTTATTATTTTCAGCAAGTATAGGCATACCATAAAAAACTAAAGCCATGAGTACGTCTTCAAAAAAAGTATCAGCCGTTTGAGGTCTAGATATATATTCTAGAAAAAAATGATTTGGAGGTGCATCTTCCATACTGAACCTTGTCAGTCCATGTAATGCTCCTTTAGAGCCGCGACCATCAACAGTACCGCTAATGTCGTAACTATCACAGCCAAAAGCTCCAACGTGTTCGTTACCAGGATATTTATTTCCATTTTTTATAATCACTCTATTTTGTAAGTTTTTAGGTGGCACCCAACTTAATTTAAACCTCCCTTGATCACTTGGCATAAATATAACTTTAGTGTCTTTAACACCATTTTCCCATTGAAAATTTCCTTTTGTAACGGCTATAGTATTATTTAATTCCTCGTTATAATCTATTTGTTGGTATATTTTAGTTAAGTTAAATAAACTTTGTTTTGTTTCATCTCTAAATGCATGCTGTTCAGTTCTTGGAAACTGTCTATAGTATTCATTTAAACTATCTTGATCATTTTTTAAACCTTCTACCTCATTTTCCCAATGCTCGATAACTCCTGTTGTAATTTCGTAGCCATCAACTCCTTTGACTGTAGCTTCGTTTCTAATGAATACAGGTAATCCATAAGTATCGATGAATCCTTCGTAGTTCCACTCCATAGGAATGAACAAGCTATAGAGCCCAGAAGTTGTTTGTCCGTTTCTATTTCTTTTAGTAACGTCTGAAGCGTAGTAAAGTTTTTTAAAGTTGTTTCCACCTTTGTCTAAAGCATTTGATGTTGAGCCCATCATACATTTACCAACAATTCTAGATCCTAGACGTAGCGTAGTTTTTGTAACTCTCCAATTGTTTAATATATTATCAGGTCTTTCCCATTTACCACTTTCATCATGAGCTAATAACTTTAGCTTTTCACCATCGTATGAGTTATCACCAGTATTTTTCCAATCAATAGTTGTATCTAATCCTTCTAGTTCTAATTCTTTAATATTTTCCTGGAGCTTTCTACGAGTAAGCTTCGAGGCTGGAACTCTATATGCCAACTCAGTTTTCGGCCTGTCCATCCCGTCTTGAATAGGTTTAAAGAAGAACGGGTAGTTGACGGATATTGGGACAACTTTATCTGTAAACATTTTTTTGGCATCGGCACCAGTTT